GCGTAGCTCGTTGCTGGCTTCGGGGCGTAGCTCGTTGCTGGCTTCGGGGCGTAGCTCGTTGCTGGCTTCGGGGCGTAGCTCGTTGCTGGCTTAGGCGTGTAGCTCGTTGTTGGCTTAGGTGCATACCCTGCCGCTGGCTTAGGTGCATAGCTCGTCGCTGGCTTCTGACTACTGACTACTGACTTCTGACTACTGACTACTGCCTTCTGCCCACTCCCCAACGCCTTAAGCGCCCGCTGCCAATCAGCCGCCGTTGCCGTGCCACGTGTCGCACTGTCCACCACCCGCATTAGATCAGCATTCCCCCGCACCAACGCCCCCCGCGCCTTCGTATCCATCGCGTTATACGCCTCCCAAAATGCCGCACTTGCCACCTTCGTGCTACTCGCTGCCCCCGCCGCTGGCGCATACACCGCCTTACCACCCCCTGTCTGACTACTGACTACTGACTTCTGACTACTGGCTACTGACTTCTGACTACTCTCACTCGCATAATATTTCTGGTATAGCGGATCCGCCCGCCACTTGGCCTGTGCATCTAACATCACCTTAATCTCAGGATACCGCCCCAACAACGCCGCCCGCTCTGCCCCTGCCGCCGCCGCGTAATATTGATTCAACACCGCCAACCCCGCCGCCCCAAAGCGCCCTTGCATATCCGCATCCATTCGCGCTTTCATCTCTTTCGCCGCCGCCCACTCAGTTGGGTTGCTCTCCACCTTGTTGGCCTTGGCCCAGCCGCCCAACATCAGCGCCCCTAAGCGGTAATGTTCAGCCGTTGCCAAATCATTCAGCTTGCCATCCATCAACGCTGCCAATAATGGCACCGCCTTGCTTGCCTCAAAGCCCAGCCTACCCGGTGGCAAATACTCATCCCGCAATTTATAGAACTGCGTCCGCGCCTCATCCAGCGCCCGCTTATCAGGGGTCATATTGTTACGCACCACATCCCCCATGCTCGGCATCGTCATGCCTTTTAGCAATGTGCCAAGCTGCGCATCTGTCCAGCGCCCTCCATACATCTGCTGCACTAGCCCAGCCAATGCGCCCGCATCCATCGCGCCCACGCTGCCCACTGTTTTAGCATACGCATCCTTATCGCCCTTGGCCTTGCCCAGCGCGTCGAATTGTTTGGTATACACCAACTCAAACCACGCCCGCTGTGCCGCCTCTGCCGCGCTATCATTCCGCCGCCGATACTCATCAATCATTCCCGCGTCCACTGTCCCCAGCCACGCCTTCAATTGTTCCCCATTCCAATGCCCATCCCGCTGCGCCTGTGCCAATATGTCCGTGCCAATATTGGCTGCCAATATTGGCAGTTCCTTACGCCACCCATCCACCGCCTTGCGATACGCATCAAAGTCAACCTTGCCCTCTGCCGTCATAAACGCTTCCGCCTTTGGCGCACTCGCCGCCACCGCCTTTAGCACCTCACCCCGCCGCACCTCCACCGCCTCTTGTGGGCTGGCCCCATAAATACTCTTTGGCACATACCCCGCCGCCCCGCCGCCAATTGCGCCACCTGCCACCTGCCCCGTGCCACCTGCGCCCCCGCCCACCATTGCTTTATCTAACGCACTCGCTACTGCCACCGGTTTGCCCGCCCCATCAATCACCCCCATTGCCGCCCACTTTTGTTTCTCAATTTCGGCTGGCGCTTTCCGATCCCAAGGCGTTTTAATAATCGCCGCATCGCGCTGCGCATCAAACTGCGCCGTGATTTTTTCTTTCTCATTCCACTTCCAATTACTCAATGGGTCACGCTCAACCCCCGGGTTAGTGGCGTATTGCGCCTGCCCCACTGCCAATACCGGATTGGCCTTTGTCACTGCCTGCCGCTCGGCCCTGCTGCCAATATTGGTCACCGCGTTATACCCCGCCCCGCGTTCCTCTGCCGCTGCCGCGTTATACACCCGCTCGCCTGCCGCCTCCACCTGCACCCGTTGCCCACCCATAAAACTAAATAGCGTTTGCGCCCCGCGTTGCTGCGTTGCCTTCTGTTGCGCTGCCCGTATGATCTCAATTGCCTGTGGTAGCTGGCTGGTAGGCAAGTTCTTTTCCTTCGCCAACCCCGCCACCAACGTGCCAATATCATCAGTCATCAGCCGCTGCCAATATTGTGCATCGCGGTTTTCAAGCAATGATTGTGCCAATAGATACGGCTGGCTATCAAATCCCTTTTGACCTTGCCGCTCCCCAGCCAGATCACGAATCGCCCGCCCCAAATCATACGCCTCAGTCGGGGCCACATTCATGCCCAGCGCCCGCCGCCCATAGCCCTCAATATCAATACCACCAACCCCCCCAACCCCCGCCAACGCACTCGCCCCGCGTATCAACCCCGTTTGTGGAATGATGTTACCAATACTGCCCGCCCCATACCGCGCCTGTGTTTGCTCGCGTTCTTGGCTGCCCTCGGCCCCGCTCACCAACAAATTCATATACCGCAATGGCAAATCAATCATCGGCCCCGGGCGAAATCCAATCATCCCCATCCGATCATACGCACTCTGCGCCCACGTTTTCTGCGCCGCTGGATTATCAAAATCAGTATTTGCCAAATCTGCAAACGGGAATAAAAAACCTGTTGGATCCCAATACAACTTATTGCCGCCCACCTCAAACGGCAATTCATACCCGCCCTGAAACCGCTTGCGCGTCCCCCGCTCGTTGTTGTAATCCTCCATGGCATCCCGATAACGCACCCAATTGGCCATCAATTGCGGCTTGTCCGCCATGCGTATGGCAAAGTTCCGCGCCTGTCGGCTGCCCCAAAAATAGTAGGGTGCAATCACCCCAGCATACATATCCCAGCCGCGCCGCTGCCCATAATCCAGCAAAGCAAAGTTGGCCCGCGCCTCGCTGTGTGCCACCGCCCGTGTGCGCACCTCGTTCCATGCGGGAATCATCCGCCGTATCTCTGCCTCTGCCGCGTTCATCGCGCCCTTGGGCAATGGCTGTATCGCCGCTTGTAGCCGCTCTGGCGTAAGTGCTGCCTGCACCCGTTGCAACCCCTCTAACGTTTTCCGCTCTGCCGCTGTCGCCAAATCAATCAACGCTGGTGGCTCGGCCCGCGCTTTAATCGTGCTTTGCCCGCTGGCCTTCAGCAAATCCTCCGTGCTCATCTCTAGCACCGGTGTGCTAGGCACATCCCGCAACCCCAGCCCCCGCGCCTCGGCCCCTGCCCGTAATTCGTAATTCGTAATTCGTAATTCATTGGGCGCAATCTCGCGCAACATCGCCGCCACCGTGCGCCGCTCCCCCGTCACCAGCCCTTCATCAACCAGCACTTGCCACGCCTTCGCCGTCACCGTCCCCTCTTTGGTCGTTGGCACTGCCAATAACCGATTCACCAATCCCTCATTCACCGCCCGCGCTTCTTTAATCAATTCCGTTACGCCTCGTTCCCCTGCAATAAATTGGCTAATATCAATCCCCGCCTCATCCGCCAACCCCCGCGCCACACTCGTTAGCCATTCACGCTGCGCCCCGCCCACCTGCACCAGCCCCTTATCCGCCGCCCACAATTCAGCCGTCTTATACCACGCTGGCTCGCTTGGGCTAAAGCTCATGCCGCTCTTGCGCTCCAGTAGCGCAGCAATCACTTGCGGTAGCTGCTCATGCACCTGCGCACTTGGGTTATCAAACATCGCGCCGATCTCATCCAGCACATATTGATTTAGCACATTCTCCAAATACCGCGCCTCGCTGACGCCCAGCGGCATATCGTTTACCACCGCCGCCGCATCCGCAATCCCTTGCTCGTTGGCAATGGCCAACACATCATCTCGCAACCCCGCCAATTTGCCATCTATCCCGCTCGCCGCATCCACCCGCGTTTGTAGCTCATCCACCACCTGCGCCCACTGCGTAGCCGCTTTATCTGCCGCGTCCGCCTCGGCTCGTCGTGCCGCCTTCGTCCCACTGCGATACGCCCCGATCTCCCTATCCGTATCCTGCGCCCGCTTCAACTCGTCATACCACGCTTGCAACTGCCCGCCTGTCTGATCGTCCCCGTAGAATTTGCCGCGTGCCTCAAAATATTCTTGCGCGATTTTGTCCGCGTCTTTGCTGCCCGTCTCCAGCCAGTCCCCGCGTGGTGTGCCATCAGGCATTAACCAGCGGTTCACCTCGGCCTTGCTCGGCATCTGCTTGCGCGTCTCCATCAGCTCATCAAACGGGTTCGCCGTCAAGCTGGCCGCTTCTTCTAATTGCCCCTGTGCATACTTTAACGCTGCCGCTTCGCTCTCAAATTTGCCCTGCGTGATCAGCACATCCGCATCTGGTGGCGGCCTCAGCGCCCCATCCGCCCACGGTTTCCGATACATTTCTGCCGTGCGTGCCGCTGCTTCTGCATCGTAAAACTTGCGGTTTTCCAATATATCCACCACCTCTGCCCGTGTGCTGCCATCATTCAACCCACGCATTAGCCGCGCCAGTTCATCATTGCCATAGCCCTCATTCGCTAACCACCATTCATACACGCGCCCTTCCTCGCGCATCTTCTGCACAATGTTATTTGAATACCCCAACTCCATCAACGCTTCCGCCGTTTTAGCCTGCGCCACTTCCACGCCCCGCAATGTTTTACGCAAGGCATCACCATGCCGCGCCTCAGCATAATCAAAAAACTCTTTCCAAATCTTATCCACCCGCTTGCCATACTCGGTAATATCAATATCGCCTTGGTTTAAGATCTGCCGCACAATTTCTTTTTTGCCCACCGCTTGCCGCCCTGCGTTTTGCACGTCGGTCTCTGCCGCCCACATCACATCTAATAAATCCTGTGCTAGATCTGGGTTTTTATCAATTGCCATTTGCGCTTGCCGCCAACTATCCGCCCGTTGCACCTCCCAATTTAGCCGCCCCATATTGCGGTTTTTTTCAAACAATTCCAAATCTTTGGCATCGTTGTTTTTTTGCATCTGCGCAATCAGCTTTTCAAATGTAGCCTCCACCCCCGGGTATTGGCGTGTGCTAGTTGCTACTCGCAAATCACTCGCCACCTCCATATACGAATCATAAATACGCTGGTTATACCCCTGCCAAATCCGCGCCACATCTGCACGGTAGTTATCCCAAATGTGCTTTACTGGCACTTGCATCTCTACCGAATCTTTTAACTCTTGATACGCCTTTGCCAATCGTGCATCCGCTTCCAACCGTGCCGCCCCGCGCAACTCGGCTTCGTTGTTCATGGCATACCGCATCCCATTGCTCAGCCGATCAGCGCTCAGCTCTGGCGATTTCATCGCCTCTTGCAATGTTTGCCGCGCCTTGAATATCTCGCGCTCTTGTGCAATCTTTTCGCCCAAGGCGCTATCCACCAGCGCCTTAGCCTCGCCCATGCTCATTTGCCCCGTGTTCACCGCGTGCGCCAACATCGCGTTATATTCCCGCGTTAGCTCCTGCTCAATATCCAATAGCGCATCTTGGTGCGTGGTTGCGCGTGGCGTAATCATCTGACCCAGCTCGCTTAGTTTGGCGTTCGTGTTGCGCTCCACACCCCCGCGTAACTCATCCACAAATTTCATCACATCCTCATAGCTCGCCTTACCCGCCCCAAATTCATTCAGCTTGGCCTCAATCTGGCGCTGCATCCCCAATGGCAAATCATCTACCCGATCTAACACACTCGCCACACTAAACCGCTGTGCAGGGTGCTGCGCACTTAGCACATCCGTATACGCTAAGCGCACCTCTTTGCCGCTCCGCGCCGTGCGTAACCGCGCCTCGACCGCGTTTGCAATCTCATCCCCCACCAATGCCCGAAATTCTGGCGCTACTGTTGGCCTCCAATTTGTGGCCAAGTTTTCTGTGAGTGCGCTCCACATCGCCCGCGTGTAGCGCTGCGCTTCTAATCGCTGCGCCACATCGCCTAGCTTGTTGTTGATTGGCACTAGCGTATCTTTTAGTATTGGCACATTCGCCAACGCACTCTTGCTGCCCATCTCTGCCGCCAACCCCGCCTGAGTTTTCGCCCCCTCAAACATGCGCTTAGTCGTCACGCCTAGCTGGTCTAGCTCCCGCGTCACCGTGCCCATGTTTTCAAACATGCGTAGCCCGTCTAACGCCGCCGTCATGGTGTCGCTGGCAAAGTTACGCACAATATAGCCCGGGGTTTTCAGGTAAAACTCACTCATCAACCCCTTCACGTTCGCCGCCAATTTAAAGATACCCTCCGCTTCCACCCCTGCGCCCGGTGTCGCCGCCTTGGCTGCGCTCTCCAGCGCCTGCCCCGCCGCATCCAAATACCGCGCCACATCCAGCCCACCATCCGCCCGCGTAAATTCGGGTATCAACTCCGTCAATTTGCCTAGCGCCCCTTGCACCGCTGGCCGCCCCATCTCCGCCGCCAAACTCACTGGCCCATTGCCCAGCACCCCCACCAACTGTGTAGGGTCATTTGCCAATTGGCCCAACATCCGCGCCGCATCGCCCGCATTCTCGGCATTTAATAGCACATCCCCCACCTGTTTCCACGCCTGCCCCGCCATCATGTTAGCCTGTGTATCAGGCGTAAACCCAAAGAACGTTTCACCCTTTTGCAATGCTTTCTCCATCGCCGTGCCAATCTGCCCCAGCAACCCATTGCGCTCACCCAACGCCGCCGCGCTATTCTCTGCGCTCACCACCCATTCAGGCAACCCCAGCCGCGCCGCCTTTAGCTCATCCACCATCGTGGCATCAAATACCTTGGTCGCCATCTCCGCCGCCCGCTCCGCCCCAATCCCTGCCTTTACCAGTTTGCCAGTCGCCAACGCCATCAACGCATCCGCCCCGGGTAAATTCATCGGGTCAATCAATGCTTGGCCCGCCATCTCCAAGATCACATCCGCCCCGCCATTAATGCGCCCCGTCGCGTTCACTTGCCGCGCCGCCTCATCTCGCGCCGCCTTCGCCTCGGCCATCACCCGCGCCTCTGCCCAGCCCGCTTGCCGCCCCTGCAATACCATCGCTCGCTCCACCGCGTTAAGGTGCTCATTTACCCGCGTTTGCCACAATATTTTTTCATCCTCAAACGCCCCCTTCTTGGGCGCTTCGGCCCCGTGCATCGCCACCTCGGGCGCTTCGCCCAATAGAATACGCTGCGCCGTGCGTGCCATCCGCTCTGGCCCGCTATAGGCAATTTGTTGCACCTGATACGCCGCCCATGTAGCAGGATCATCCCCATTCTGTCGCGGCTTACTCCAATACCCCGCCTCGGCAATGTGTGGGCTAACATAGCCCAATTCGTTTTGCACCCGCTGCGCATACCCCTGCACCTGTGTATCTACGCTTGCGCCTGTGCGCTGCACATTCACATAATCGCCAATATTGCTAGGCGTGCCGTCCGCGTTCGTGCCTGCGTATCGTGCCGCCGCCCCGATCACCCGCTCGGCCCCGCGTGCCAACACCTGAAACGGCTCCGTTACCACCTCGGTTAATACCTTGCCTTTGTCATCCAGCGATGAATAAGGATTCAGAAACGTGCGTGCCGCCTCACCCATCAGCGTATCGGGCGCTGGCAAATACGGTGTAATTGCCTCGCCGCCTGCGCGTATTGCCTCATTAATCCCCAACGCATCCCGCGCCGCCGCCCCCGCTGCATCTATAAATCTCACGTTTTGCACCGCCGCCCCCAAGATCGGCCCTGGTTGCACAATCGTCGCCGCCAACGCCGCCGCCGCCCCCCAATCGCTGCCATAATTCCCCGCGTTCGGGTCGTCCCACGGGTTTACGCTTTGCGCCCAATCGGGTGTTAATACAGGCGCTGCTGGCCTAGCCGCCTCAGGGCTGCCATACGGGTCACGCTCATCCCGTGGCACATCCGATACCTGTCGCCAAGGGTCTGCCTGTGCGCCAAATGGGTCGCGTGCTGGTCTACTATAATCTTGTGGCGCTTGTGCTATGGCCTGCCCCAATGCCGCCCCCAAAATTGGCCCCGGTGCTGCCAATGTCGCCAACCCTGCGCCCACTGCCCCCCAATTGCTGCCATAATTCTCCACGTTCGGGTCGTCCCACGGGTTTACGCTTTGTGCCCAATCGGGTATTGATACAGGCGCTGCTGGCCTAGCGGCATCAGGCGTGCCATATGGGTCACGCTCATCCCGTGGCACATCCGATAGCTGCCGCCAAGGATCATTTACATAAGGGCTTGGCTGATATGTAGGTGAGCCATACGGGTCACGCTCATCACGCGGTATCGGCAACTGCCAAGGGTCTAACTGTGTCTGTGCATAATCGGGTATTGATACAGGCGCTGCTGGCTCAACTGCATCAGGCGTGCCATATGGGTCACGCTCATCCCGTGGCACATCCGATAGCTGCCGCCAAGGGTCATCTACATAAGGGCTTGGCTCATATGTAGGTGGCGTGTATGGCTCTGGCAAAGGTTGTTGCGCTTGCAACAATTCCAAACGGCTTTGATAATTAGTATTATCCACTGGCTCAATTGCATCAGGCGTGCCATACGGGTCACGCTCATCACGCGGTGTCGGCAACTGCCAAGGGTCTAACTGCGTTTGTGCATAATCTGGTATCGTTGCATCCTCAGCCGCCGCCCCATCTTGCCCCTGCCCGCCCCACAAATTCCATAACCAATCAAACATAATTCACCTAAAAAAATAGTGCTACGTGCCACCGCACCTAGCACTATTTGCTATCCACTATCACTATCCACTATCACTATCTACCACTTCGGGAACTTATCTTCATCCTCATCTTCAGGCGGTATCCCGCCCCCAAACAAAATTTTGTTTGCATCGCTTGGCTGCGGGTTCCCCCAGTCATACCCACCCTGCGGATTGTCTGTTATCATCACTGGCTTAATGCCGCTCGTAAAATCATCGCTTTTAGGCGCTTTGCTAATTGCATCGCTGCTGCCACTATAGCCGCCGTTGCCATTTCCGCCGCCGTTATTCCCTATGCCCCTAAAAAATTCTTGGTTGTTTTGAGGTTGTCCCGTTCCCCACATCTCAGGGTTAACTGTATCCAACCCTTTGCTAAATCCATCTGTTGCCACCTGTGGCGCATCGCCACGCGGCTGCGTCATAGGTGCATCCCACGCGCTATTCGTCGGGGTTGCTGGCTGCATCGCTGGCTGCGTTACTCCCGCGCCAATTACCCCGCTTTGTTGCGGTTCTCCAATCCTCCCCCCTCGATCACTCCATCCGCGCTGCACTGCCGCCGCCCCAAATCCCGCATTTGCCGCCATGCGCCCTAGCTCGTCGTTCGTCAACGTCAGCCCCGCTGGCACATTATCAAACCCCACCAACTGCGCCCCCCACCGGTCAACCCCCGTAATGCGTGGGCGAATCCCCGCCACCTGTGCCGCCCGTTGTTGCTCTGCTGTTGGCCCTGCTGGCGTGGTGGGTCGTTGTTGCGCCGCCCGCACCGCGTCAGCTGTCATGCCAATCGCCCACGGGTTTGCCTGCTCAAACGCATTCAACCCACGCCCACCCGCCCGCACCTCGTTGCGCCCAAACTGATTCCAGTGATCCCACGCGCTAGCATATTGCCCGCGCTGCACCGCCGCCGCCACATCGGGATTGCGTGCTAGGTATTCCTGCTCACTCATCCCGCCCAAGTTTGGCGCTGTTTGCCGCCGCTCTCCAATTCCATAATTAATATAGTGATCGTAGCCACTGCTCACCCCCGCCCCGCCCCGCCGCAACGCCGCCGCCACATCAGGGTTCGCCCGCAAATACGCGGCCTCATCCCAGCCGCGTGGGGGAATGGCTGGCGTGTTCTGGGTAGGGGTTTGCATAGGTCGTTGGCTTGGCCCGCCGCCGCTTGGCGCTCGCTGTGGCGCTGGCTGTGGCGCTGCTTGCTGTGGGGTTTGCTGTGGCGGCTTCTGCCCATAGGCCGCATAAAACCGCGTGAGGTATTGCTCATACGTTTCTCCCGGGCGCTGATTCTCTGGCCGTTGCACCCCGCCTGTTTGTGCTGCCGCTGGCCGTGTTGCGGGTTGGGTCACCGCTGGCCGATATGGCTGCACCGTCCCCCGATCAGCCCCGCCCCCGTAATTGGCTACCGCCGCTTGCCCTGCGTTAGGCTGGCTCCATCGTGGGTCTAGCCCCGTCATCGGCTGTGTTCGTGGTGGCGTTAACCCGTTTGTTCCATCATCTCCCCGCCCCGCGCCCGCTACCGCCGCGTATTCCTCATCGGTTAACCAAGCTCCGTTGTAATATGGCATGTGTGTTTTCTCCTTTATTGACCGCCCAACATATTGATAATGTTGCTGGTGTCAGGCGGTAAATTAACTGGTGGTGTTGGCATTGGTGGCGCTGGCATTGGTGGCGCTGGCATTGCTGGCATTGCTGGCGCTGACATCATTGGCATTGGCGCTTCTGGCATCGGCATTGCTGCCCCCCCCATCTGACTACTGACGACTGACATCTGACTACTCAGCCCCAACTTCGCCCGCGCCCGTTCGCCCATCATATCGTTTACTTGCTTATCATTCATGGCTGCCCGTTCCTCCAGCGCCCGCTGCCAAATCACCTGTGGCGCTTCCGCACCTTTGCCTTTCACCTTGGTATACATCTCTAGCAATTCCGTCACTGGCAAATACCCCGCCTGCACCATCCGCGCCAAGTTGCTCAACTCATTGTTGTCATCCTTCGGCATGCCGCTGCTTAGCTTCACCTGCGCCCGATAGTGCATCGGGTCTAGGTCGTCATCTGTCACGCTTACGATATAGCGGTTGCCCAGCGCATTGGCCCCGTCTATCTGCATGCCCTCCATCGGGTCTAGCCATTCCTTCATCAGCCACAATGTATCATCCAGCAAATCCTCCAGCATCCGCTCCACCTGCTGTTGGCGCTCCGCCAACGTCATTTGAAACGCATTACTTAAGCCGCTGATCGCCTGCCCGCTCAGGTTAAATACCTGCCCATTAAGCACCTCTGGCACACCCACCCGGTCAATCTGTTTAAACAATTGCTCCATCGTGCGTAGCAATGCAGGGTTGCCCGCGGGTGGAATCACGTAATCAAAGTAAGCGCCCTGTGGCACTAAGTTAATCGCGCCCGCATCCTGTTTCCAATTCGCCATCACCCCTTCGTCATTGGTCTTGGCGGTCGGGTGACTGGCCTGTGCCGCTGCATCCAAGAATAACGATAGCAACATATTGCTACTGCCAATCAACCCCTGCGCCCACGCTGGCCCATCGCCGCCCACCATTGGGTAGAGCAGGCTTGTGCCTTCGGGTTTGGTCGGTATGCGAATCCCATCCACGCTATAGAATGGAATGCGCTTATAGCCCATCATGCGTAGTGGCTTCTTCACCAAATACCCGCGCCGCTCTTTATCCGCGCCTTTCACGCCTTGCGCATCCTCCACCGCTATCGCGTGGTATACCGCCCGCTCTCGCTTCGTCTTTGGCTTTGGCGTTAGCGCCTCGCCCTCGCCCACTTCCTCCGCCATCCCTTCGCCCATCTCGCCCACCTCGCCCGCTTCCTCCCCCATCTGACGACTGACTTCTGACTTCTGACTACTGTCCACCACCTTAGTAAACCAGTATTCAGTCCACGCCACTTCTTCATCCAGCCACGTATCCAGCCGCGTCTCATCATCATCGCTTGGCCTATCGCCCCGTAGCGTATAGCCCTCATCTTCAATCTCGCGTCGTGACCGCATCCACGTATGCACCAGTTCTGTATAGTGCCGATCTGTAATATCTCTCACCCCATACACCCGCCTTGGGTCAATGGCATACGTTGGGATGGGCCAATCGCCATCAATCGCCTCAGCATCAAACACCCGCTTTAGGTAGCCGCGCCCAAACGTTAACCCATACCATAGCGCATCTGCCAAGTGTTGCCACAACTGCGCCTGTGCCACATAGCCATATAGCACTTGCTCATGTAGCTGCGTCTTGGCATCATCCGCCATGTCGTGTGCGCATACTACGCTCACGCTAGGCGGTCGGCTAATCAACATCGCCTTGGTTTTCGTCACCGCATCGTAGGCAATCGGCAAACTCACGCGCTGGCTGCCGTCGGTCGGTTTCTCGTCGCCCCATGTATCCATGCCAAAATACTGCCCCATGCGTGCCATCTCCGCATCACGTCCCCCCGCCGCTAGCATCAGCTTTTCTTTCCGGTCAAAAATATGTTTAGCCGTTATTTTCATATCTCACTTCCTACTATCACTATCCACTATCACTATCCACTACCTGCCATACCCGCCCCGACTGCGCACCTCACCCGTTACAGGTCGCCACGCCGCCCGCGCCATCAGCGCCACCCCGCGTGCCATCACCTTATCATCGTGCGCCCCCGCGCTGGCCTGCGCCTTGCCATGCGCCCCAATCACAAATGCCATCGCCTCGCCGATCTCATCGGCATCTGGCACATCCTCCGCGCTGGCTTGCCTGTAAAATTGTGCCAGTGCATCCACCAGCACGGGCCTACTCTGCGCATCCGTGCGCCATCCCCCCCGCTCCACCGGGTATCCCTTCTCATCGGTTGCAAAATACAGGTTAGGGTATCGCCCCTCCTCGACCCGCTTCTGCACCGCAATTCCCATGTTATTAATCTCAATTGTCAACCGCGCATTGTTCCACCGCTTAGCCAGTTTCACCAGCTCATCGCCATACTGAAACAATTCCGCCTTGCCCCACATGTCCGCTACTTTGCGCCCACTTTTCCACTCAATCACACACGCATTGTTGTTGTCGCCTGCGCTCACCCCCTCCGCACAATCCGCCCCGATCACATAATGCGCCCCCTTCTCTGGCGCTTCCCATTCGCGCAACGTCATCTGTGTGCCCACAATCGGCTGCACCACCATAGGCCGCCGCGCCTGTGCCGCTGGCAAAATTGCATTCAGCCGCCCCACATCAAACCTAGGCCGCCCACTCGCCATAAAACAAGTCTGGTCATCGTCTGGGTATTCTTGCGGGTATCGGCTAATCCCGCTCTCGTCGGTCAACTCGGCCCACTTATCGCGCCGCCATGCCACCTGTGCCCCATCCAGCACCACGCCATACCCCAGCGCTTTCTCCGCCACAATCTTTTCTTCGTCTGTCCACTCGTCTTGCGGTATGCTCGCCCCCGCCTTGCGGTATGTCCCATCCAAATACCAAGGAAAAAATAAAGGCGTGTATGGAAAAACCCCCGTCTTTGCATCCCGCCATAATTGATAAAAATAATTAAACCCGTTCGGCGTGCTCTCAATCACCATCCGCCCGGTCTCCGCCAATGATTGCGGCAGCCCCGTAAACACATCCCAGTTAGGCCAAAATGCAAACTCAGTTAGGTGCGCATAGTGCAGCGTATCGCTGCGCCCGAACCGCCTAGCCCCTGCCGTGCCAATGTAATATGTGCTATCCAAATCGGTCAACGCCAATTCACTGGCGTTATCTCTATCCCATGCGGGCTGTGGTCTCATCTCGCGCTGCATCACCCGCACTCGGTTAAATAACCGCTTGGTGCTATCCTTATCCTGCGCCACCGTCACCGCCCGCACCCCCTTATTCGTAATGCACTGGTGATAAACTTCCCCCAGCACCACCGTGCTAATCCGCACTTGCCGCGCCTTCAGCACAATTGTCTTTTGCCCACGCTCGCGCAAAAACCGCCGCTGTATATCAGTCAGCTTCAGCCGCACCAATCTACTATCTTTATCGTAGATATTCAAAAACACCGGTGCTGCCGTTTCATAATGGCGTAGCGCCTGCGCCAATTTATCGCGTGTGTTGCTGTCCATACCAGATCACCTCACGCACACAAACACTTCGTTATGCCCCCACTCGCGCCCCGCCACCCATACATACATTTCAAGTTTGTATAGCCCCCGCTGCAATTGGTTCACATTAAACGAATAACTCCCACTCTCTGGCACACGTAAGCGAAACCCACCCGCACCCGTGCCAATGTTGCGGGTCTCACAACCCGCAATGCCTGTGTTATTTTCCAGCCTCAGCTCACGCCATTCCACCCCGTAAAAATCCCACGCCACCGTAAGCCAATCGCCACTGCCCACAAACCGATATTGCACACTTGCGCCCTGCCCCGCCCAGCCCATATCCCGCCCCACACAAAACGGATACCCACCCGCCCCGCGCCAATCGCTCACGCTGCTATCGCACCGCCTGCCAAGGGTCACCGTTGGCAATACCGTCGGCGCTGGCCTTGGCCCCACCGTTGCCAATGGCTTAGGCGTAGCCGTGCGCGTTGGGGTCGCTGTCGGCAATGGCTTCGGCGTAGGCGTGCGCGTGGCATCCACCCGCACCATTTGCAAATACACGCCATATGGCTCACTAGCTGGCGGCAATATCACGCTCGTTAACGGCGTAGCCGTCAACAAACGCACCGGTGTAAGCGGCACTTCGGGCGTGGCAATCGGTGCCCCATCGCCCCCCGCCTGTATCATCCATCCCCCCAGCCCAAGCACCCCACACACGAACGCCGCTACCGTTGCGGTTTTGCCTCGCATAATCTTAGCTCCTGATACAACCTTGCCCCGCCCCACATCGCCACCACAATCAACCCACATTGCAACACCACTAACCAAAAATCATTGCTCAAGTTTTAAATTCTCCTGTTTCACCGAGTGCCTTTGCCAATGTCGGATTGGTCTTGCTCAACTCCGCTAAGGCCTTGCTTAATCTAAACCGCAACATGCTATTGGTTTCTACCAGTTTCACCAACTGCGTCGCCTGTTCGCGCTCCCGCCCCTCTAGCGTGTCAATGCGTTGGTTCAGCTCTTCAATATGCGCCCGCTGTTGTTTTAAAACATCGCGCATCCAAAGCCCCAGCAACCCCATAATACTGGTAATTACCGTGCTCAATATCGCCAAAATCGCTTGTATGTCTGTCATGTAGTGCGTCCATGTTTCATCGTCATTGTTTTTTGCGGCGTGTAATTGAATACGCCGTTTGATTCGCCATTAGCGCGATAATGATCGATCGCACCGTAGTTTCAAAACCTTCGCGCTCACACGTAACAAGATTAAACCAACCCGCGCAACCCAAAGCCGCGCTTGCCAGTCCAACACAGATAATGATCATGCCCATAAATGCTTGTTTTTGGGTAGCGTCTAGTTGGTCAAACGCATCGCGCATACCCGGCACATATCGAAAAATAAGCGACATCACCACACCTGCCATCATTGATATAGTCTCGCTGCTCATTTAATCCTTGCTTCCCTCTACCCCTCGCTGCCCAATTACGCGCAACGATTCGTTATACAGCTCAAACAAATACGGCCCACTTACTCCCTCCACATGCGCCCCCACCATCAGCATTACCGCCACATACAACACATATCGGTAAACAAACTCAACAAACCAACTCATTTAAATACCTCCTGATAACCATCCACTTGGAACGGCGTCCAGCGCCCATCACCATTACTGCCCAGCGCAAACACCGCCCCACCCACAAACGGACTAGCCCGCCCGTTCACTGGCTCCGCCTGCAAAATCTTATAGCGCGTGGCCCACTCATTTACCTGCGCCTGTGTCGTGCCCACCCCCACAAACCCGCGCCCCGCCCCATCATCTACGCCCGTCTCGCCGCTGTAAATTCGGCTTGGGCTGTTCACATCAAATCCGCATTTCTCAAACAACTGCACCCAGCGCCGCGCATACCACACATCAAACCCGTTTGTAAGGCTAGGCGTGTAGCTGTGATAATCAATGCTAAACAACCCACTGTTGTAGTGAGGTGCATAGTGTTGGCGTATCGCCTCACAAATGCCCGCACTCGTGTAGTCGGGTGTGCCCACGCTAAACGTGCCCGCCGCATACACCGACTTGGGCGCTTGTTCTTTCAGCCGTTGCGCCACTGCCACATCCAATGCCGCCCGTTCGCGTATCTGATCAATCGTGCCGTAACATAACCAGTCGCACTCATTCAACCCGGTAAATACCAGTTCATCATCCAGCGAAGGCCCAAGCCCGCGCACAATGTCATCAGCCGTCACCCGCTTATCGTGATACCAGCGCACCATCACCACCGCATCGGGGTATTTTCGTTTGATTGCTCGTGCTACGCCGATATCCATCAGCATAAAAAACCTGCACCCAGCATCGGCTTTCGCCATCGTCAACCCCGCATTCAAACAGTTGTAGCCCAACCGCACGGGCTGCACTGGCGCTATTGGTGTCACAACAGGTGGCACGGGCGCATCCTCTACCCGCACCTGTGTCTCTGGCAACCACGCTTCAAGGCTCTTAATCCGCGCCCGCACAAACCCATTCGCCCGCGCCATTACCTCTACCTCTACCCCATCCACCGTGCGCCACAACTCCCGCGCTTCGGGTCGAATGTTGGCCCGTGCAATCACCGTGCCAATGGTCTTGGCGGTAAATGGCGCATCAGGCCATACCGCGCTAGGGCTTTCCTTCAACTTAATCGCATCTCGTAGCGGCATCCTCAGCCGCCCATCCTCATACACCCAGTTCAAATCCACCTTACCGTTAATGCCCTTCACCTCACCCGCGTCTGTATATTGCCACATCGCCGCCGTTTTAAACGGCTCAAACAATACAGGCGCTTTGGTATAGCTCGCCACCCAGCATGGAATCTGTGTCCAACGCTGCGCCCATGCTTGGGCAAACGCTGGCGTAACATACGGGAAAATCGGATCCCACCACCACGCCGCGCTATACAGCGTAGGCCAATAGCCAAACTGCTCAAACCATAGCTCAAACAGTTTCATCATGCTCATTAGGTGCATGGGAGATTGCGCCTTGCTTGGCGCTTCCACATCAATACACGGGCGATACTCACCCGCATCCCCGGATAATTGCCCGCTAAAAAAATCAAACTGATATTGCATCGGCTGCGCCGGCGATGCAAACCAATACGCAAACCGATCAAACCCCACCCGCTTGGCCTCGGCCCAATTCCGTGCAAATTGCACATCGGGATATATACCGTTATCCCCGCCGCCCGCTTTAATGGCCACTAGCTTTATGTGCGGGTTGTTCGCCTTCACCACATCCCAATTAATCCGCCCCTGCCATTTGCTCACATCTATTGCCGCAATCGGATTTTGTGCTGTCATGTTTTCCTCAATGCCTAATTGCTATCTACCCATCACACTTCACCGCCACCCACCATTCCCCCACCTGCACCACCGTAAGACCCTGTAGCTGCTGCGTTCTTGCTATCCACCGCTCCACCGCGCCATCATCAATTTCATTCAACGAAAACCCGCGCACCTCGAATGGCGTGCAACCCCCCTTCACCGCCACCCACCAGCCCTTATAACTGCTCGGCAAATTCACCCAAGCCCACTCATAGCCCTCGCCCGCCTCGGTCAACGGCTCGGCAAACCCATGCCGTATCACATCCTCACTCACCGCTTTTACTAAGTCTTGGCTCTTGGTTCTTAGATCTTGGTTCTCGCTCATCTATTTCTCCTGTGCCGCCAACGCGGCCAATAGTTCAGCATAATCATTGGTAGCCGCCTCGCCCGTTGGCTCAATGCGCACATCGGCCCCCGCCCCCGCCGCCACCTGATACGCTAATTTCCGATCTGAGGCCGTGCCTCGCTCGCTCAACGCCGCGTTAAATGTGGCCTCATCCAAATGCACCAACCGCTCCCCCCACCATTCCAACCGCAACGCCCGTGTGATCGGCTTCAGCTTGCGCACAGTGCGCAATACTCGTAAGCGATGTATCCCCAACACCGCCCCGAATTGCGCTTGAGTGGTCGCCCCTACCGGGCGCTTCTCTGGCCCCAGCGCAAACCATGCCCCACACAGTGCCGTATCCATATCGTAGCCCTTGCCCCGTAGCAATGTATAGGTATTAAAAAACGCTGCGGGAAATTTGTTCCCCTTCAGCGTGTTCAATAGCTCAATCTCAGTTTGCCCCGCCCGCACCCGCCGCACCGGTGATGCCTCATCATCAGCAATCACCACCCACTCACCATCCCCTAGGGTAGGCGTTAGCTCAGGCGGTATCAACGGTATTTGCTCGCTCACAATTCTGTTTGAATAAATTATACATTTAGAATTTAAGCCAAAAAAAATCACCCCCAACTATTACAGTTGGAGGTGATGCTAAGCCGCAATCTAAACTGGTTTACTTTCTTTTCTGTTTCGTCGTTGTTCTTGCCGCCGCCGATTCATCGCATTTCGCCTGCAATCATTTGTGCAATAAACACGGCTCCCATTTTTTTTATTTTTATACTGCCCGCCACATTCAGCGCATTTGCGCAATGGCTTATTTTTTTCGCGCCAATTGATAATATACGTATTGGATCTTTTGCGTTTCGCCTTTTGCTTGCAAACATCACAACAGTATTTGCTGCGATATGTGCCAAATGGAATGGGTTCATTGCACACCTCACAGTTTTTATGCGCACTGTTGCGCTTCGAATATCCCGACATGCTGCATTGATTGCTACAATATTTATGGCTTTTGCGCTTGCGCACAAACCCACCCCCACAAAACTCACACGCTGCGTTCTTCCAGTTATCATTTCCTATCCACTGCCGCGTCTCGCCCGCCTGATTAAACTGTGATTCGTATCGGTTTACCCGTTCCTCTTGCCCATAAACCGATAAACATCGTGGGCATGTAACCTGATTCTTTTTAATTTGCGGGTGCATTTGCTCACATTCATTACACATCACCGCCGTCACCCCTTGCGCATTCATCACATCTGTTAGCGCCTGCTCAGCCAACACTAACACCCCCAGCGTTTCGCCCAACGCCTCGCCTTTTTTCTCTGCTACCTCTGCCACATCCAGCGCCCAATCTCGTTTAATCAATGCTCGCCGCAATTCTAAATCACGAATGTAGGCATACCGCATAACTACTCCACCTTCTCGCGCTCGCTAAATATAAATGATTCATCTGGCTGCATTTCAATTTGCACCTTTGGCAATACAATCACCGTTGCCCCATCCCGTTCCCGATTCCCCGCCAACACCGGAAACCCCGCCGCCCGCCAAAACTGTAGCGCCGTGCGCATCATGGCTGCCGCTTCCTCAAAGGATGCACTCACATTATTCCTCATTGTCATCTTTCTTTTTCCTTTCAAAATAAAGTTGCTGCCGTGTTTCTGTCAACAACTGGAATTTACCGCCATAGCTGCTTTGCCCCTTGTTGCGTCCCCATCGCCACTGAAAATACTTACCCCCGCCTAACACCTCTACCCGCGCATTTGCTGGCAAAGGCGTGGCTTCCATCATTGCCACGCCCATTGTCTCCAGCACATCATCAAGGGGCGCTATGCTTTTGGGGCTTCGGCCTCAGCCGTTTGCTTATTGGCTTGCGCTGCGTCATACGCCCGCGCCATTTCCACTAGCGTTTCAACTTGCGCCTCTGTTTTGGCTGGCCCTGCTGGCCCTGCCGCCACATTTGCCATTGCCTTTTCCAGCTTTACCCCTTCTGCTTTCCCATCAATAACGCCACCAAACACGCTATTAGCATCAGGAAAAACCCGATCACGGTTGCCACCACGCCGCAAAATAGCAGGCGTTTCAATATCGCTCATAGGTAGCCCGCTCCATTGCGCAATCATCTGTTGCCCAACTCGCTGCCCATACATTGCTAATGCCTGTGTTGCTGCATCGCTGCTGGCCGCCAACATAATGCTTTGCATCTCTGCCGCTTGCTTGGCCTGTTGAAATTTGCGCTTTGTGCGCATAATGTTAATGGATGGATCTGTATCCACAACGGCTTTCCAAAACGCAATCACAAGTGGAATCACCAATGGCACACCCCAAAAACTATACAATTTGATCGCCGCACTTTCTGCCGCTGCCGCATTGCTCAGCGCGTTAAACTCTACAATCACATTCAATGCCACAATCAAAAACATCAGCCAACCAAAAATCTTAGCCAACATTCCTTGCGTGCCTGCACTAAACCATACAAAGCTACCAAACATAAACACCGCCAAACTACCCTCAATCAAAATCGCGGGTATCACCCCGATGATTTTCATCGGCCCTTCAAAGGCTCGGCTATAAAGCATTACATTTAAGATAAACGTAAACACCAAACCCAACCCAATCAACGCCCCTGCCGCCACTTGCACCAACGTGCGCTTGCCTTTGTGCTCATCCTCTGCCACCAAACTGGCAATACTCATAACTCCTTTTTCTGTTTCCATTGTTTACCTCTAATAAAATAAAAATATTTGTTTGTATACTCACCCTCAACGGCATTGTTTACCTCTGCCGCCGCCGCACAGCTTTCACCTGTGCGGTTTTTTCTATTACTTAAACGCTATGGTTTTTCACCTCGTTCATCCAACCAACAATAATGCCACGCCTGTAATTTTTCAAGCTCAGTAATGAACACCGCCCATTCACGCCCCAAGCTGGCATATACAGACCGACTACGTTGTGATTTTTCTTTCAATAAAATCAACAAATCATTAACGTTTAATTCCATTAACACAGCTTGAGCTGCTTTATCCCAAGCAGCAGAATCACCTGACTCATGTGAGTTTTTAAAATAAACTTCTTTGGCAATCTCTCCATGTGTTTTATTTTTTTCTACCATAAATACACCTTTTAATTTTTTTTACTATCCACTATCACTATCCACTTTTTTAAACAGGCGGCACAGCGCCACACCGCACCGCCCTTGTATCTAACTAGATTGCAATATTTCTTTCTCGTGTTTCACTAAGCCCATCACGCGCCCACGCTGGCCCGCTGTCCGCTCTACCGATCACATATTGCCTCCATAAAAATCAGCAATCCCTTTCAAAACGGGATATACCTGCTGCGGCACTACCGCATTGCCTAACGCCCGCAGTCTGTCCACCCGTCTGGGAATCCCATCAGCCACTCTACCCAATTGGGGTTCAGTTTCCCAGCCGTGCCATCCCTCACCAAATCGCCGGGTAAGCTGGCCCTGTCCCCCTCGCTTGGAGATAGATACGCGCTGCTTGCGTCCGCTGCACATGGTGTATTGAACATTCGCACCCGTGTTGCCAACCCATCCCCCGCTTTCTTGCTGCACCCCCTCCGGTTGTTGTTGCCGTTCACCGTTGGCGTAGGCCATAAATTCCGTCTTGCCATTAATGCTAGTGTCGGTCTCGGTCGAGCATTGCGTGATTGCGTTGTATTCATTCTTCCCGTCCCAGCATCTATGCTTACCGGCGTAGGCAACAATAAACACTCGTTGCCTAATGTGCCACGCACCGACTGCGCAAGCTGGAAATACAACCGGTTGCGTTTCGTAACCTTCAACTTCCAGCGAAGCACACACATCATCGAGCGCCATTCCGACGATACCAACAACGTTTTCACCAAGCACCCAAGTGGGCTTACAGATTTTAATAACGCGCAACATCTCACCCCAGATTGCACGGTCATCTTGCTCCCCTCGTCTAAGTCCTGCAACGCTGTAGGGTTGGCATGGAAAACCTCCGCTGAGAATGTCAACTCGATTGATTCCATACCGCTGAAAAGTCCCATTTGTGACATCTCTCACATCCTTAACAATTGGCACATTAGGAAAATTCTTATTTAGCACTCGCTGACAATAACGATCTTTTTCAACCATTAACACCGTTTCCATGCCTGCCCATTGCGCTGCCAAATCAATTCCCCCAATGCCACTAAATAACGAAACATGATTAATCATCTCAATTCCTCATCATGTTTCTGTGTCGTGTTGCTCCACAAAATCATAACGATCAAACCACCACAAAACCCACCCAACACCAAAGCCGTCAAAAAAAAATAATTCCCATAAAAAAACCTCACTGCCAAATCTCCCCATCTTGCCCAAACCTTAACGGCTTACCTTCGATCACCACCCGCACCGCGTTCTCATCAATCCGTGCAATCCCCGCCTCACTTAATGCGGGTATCCACAAATCATTTCCCGCTGCTGTGGTGATAATCGTGATCTTTCGCTCTGCGTCTCGCCGCCAAATCAAACTAAACAACACATCACGCCGCCAGTCTGTTAGCTTCTCGGTGATGATCTCATCAATCATCAACACATCCACCCGCGCTAGCGCCTCGGTGTATGCTTCTGTGTCTCCTTTAAATCTGGCTTTCACTGCGTCCAGCATGTCGTATGCCGTCACAAATGCGCCCGTGCGCCCTGCCAACATCAGCGCCTTTAGCGCCCCAATGCCCAGCCCCGTTTTACCGCGCCGCGTTTTGCCTAACAGGAAAAGCCAAGGCCGCCCTAATTTGTTATCATTAATCGCCTGCACCCATGTGCAAACTTTGGTATAGGCTTGCACTTTCTCTATAGCCTTCGTTGCACTGCGCCACGTTTCCAGCGTCAACTCTGCGTATTTGCTGGGTATGTTTGCCTGTCCAATCTCTGCCAACATCCGCGCATGATTCGCCTGTGCCGTTCGTGTCGCCACCAACGCCCGCCCCCTCTCGCATCCACACGCCCACTCACCATATCCCAGCCGTGTGCTTCCTGCTTTGCCTACTGTTAATAATCCGTTGTCACAGTTGCACATAGTTCAAAAACGGGTGCAAGAATTTGAGATGCAATCAACATTGTGTCAAACTCCTACACACCCAAAATAAAACTTAAACCTCACCCACCCCGCGCCCACGCTTTTTTCTCAGCGCCGCCGCCGCCTTCTCTAGCGCTGTCACCAGCGCTTCATCGTCATGCACCCGATTCACAATATAGCGCTTCGTCGTGCGCGATACCGTCAACACACGCGGATAACTAAGCAATTCCGTCACCGCCGCACCCACCCGCCTAAGCACATTTTGCCCCTCTGGTGATGTCGCCGCCGCCAACTCGTTTGCTACTCGTTCCCGCGCCTCTGGCCCCAACCGCTCCCACGCCTCATACGCTTCCATTGCCGCCACTGCCGCATTAAGCGCATGGTGTATCACATCTGCAATCTTGTTTTGGCCCTTCGTCGGCATATTGCCCTCCCCCACTAACCATAAAATCACCCGTTGCCGTGCCGAACTACTCGGTCTCACGGTCACCTCGAGCGCCTTCATACGCTCACCTGCAACATCTACCCATCCCATAATCAATACTCCAGTGCGTTATAGGCTGGCTCTTGTTTCTTAGCTCTTGGCTCTTGGCTCTTGCCCTCACTGCCAAACGCCTGCCGCAACAACTGCCGCTTGCGCCACACCTCTAACAACGCCTCGATATTATGCGGGTTATAAGCATCTGCCTGCCACTTCTCACACACCCCGCGCCACGCCTTCAGGGCCACCGCCTCAGCGCCTACCGCTTCGGCAATCAACTGCCGCGCCTCTGCCTCTGGTCGTGCCACCCCGAATACCTTGCAATACACCACTACCGCTGGCGCTGTGGCCTCATTCGCCTGCCGATATGCCCGCCCCAATTTGGCATGGATACCGCGCCGTGCATGGCTTTCAGCCCCGATCACAAACACCCCCTCATACTTTTGCAACTCGCCCCACCAGCGCTGGACCGTGAAGTAATCCACCCCTAAATCTTGCGCTGCCTCGCCCAGCTTAAAGGCCACCGTGCGCCGCTGCCCATTCGCCACATTCCCTAGCCACACCGCCAAACAAATCGCGGTGCTGCTTCGCGCCTCAACTGGGATATTTTCCACCACCAACCCAATGCAAAAATTACTTAGCCTGCTCATCATCCCCCACCCTTGCGCGTGCAATCAGCGCCCGCATGGCCTGCTCATGCTGATTTACAAACTCATGCAAATCAGTCAGTTGCGCTTGCATCATGCGCATCATTTCGCGCATAGCCGTTAGGCTGTCCCACGCCCGCGCCGCCTCGATCAATTCTGTTGGTGGTTCGTTGTTATCCATGTTGGTGCTGTGTTGTTAATCCTTAATCCCTAATCCCTAATCCCTAAATCTTCCTCTGCACAGGCTCAATCAACCGCCGCGCCTGCGCGTCCCATTTGAGATGGAACTCACCCGTATCCCCGTTGCGATTCTTGCGCACCAAAACCTCTGTAGCATCTTTCATACTGAGGTCATATTGTGGGTCGTTCGGGTTGTAATACACATCTTGCCGATACAAAAACACCACCTGATCGGCTGCGTTCTCAATCCCGCCGCTCTCGCGCAAATCGGCCAACAACGGGCGCTTATCGCTGCGCCCCTCTAGCCCTCGGCTTACCTGCGCCGCAACAACCAAAGGCACACCCAATTCACGCGCCGTTGCCTTTAACTCAGCCGCAATGTAATCAACCTCTGCCACCCGATCACCCCGCCGCCCCGCCCCGCCGCTGCCGTCCATCAGTTGCAGATAATCCACATAAATGCAAGCAAAAGCCTGCCGTGCATGTGCCCTGCGCATTCTCATGCGTAGCGTGGCAGGGCTAATGCGTGGCGTATCATCAATCCACAATTGCAACCCACCAATACGCCCCATCGCATCTACGGCTCTATTAGTGTCGCCCTCGTTCAATCGGTTCGTGCGTAGCGCCTGTAACGCCACCCCGCTTAAGCTGCTCGTTAGCCGCTGGCCCAGCGCCTCGGCGCTCATCTCCAGTGAGAATATCGCCACGTTGCCAATCCGCTGCCCCATCTGCTGCAACATCATTTGCAGCATCATCTCCGTCTTGCCCATGCCAGGCCGCGCACCAATCACCAACATATCGCCGCCCATCAGCCCGCCGATAATCTCATCTAGCCCTTTCCAGCCTGTGCTAATCCCGCTCGGTCGGTGTTGTTCACCCCCCACCCCAGCAAGTAGGCGGCTCATCATCTCGTTCATCAGCGGCTTTACATGCGCCAACCCGCCGCCTGCCGCGCTACTGTTCGCGCTCACCACCGCCTTTTCTGCCGCTTCCATCACCACATTAAGCGGCTTATCCAGTGCATATAGCTCCTTGGCAATGGCACTGGCTGCCGCCAACAAACGCCGCCGCCCTGCGTAATCGGCTACCGTATTCGCATATTGCCGCGCATTCATCGCGCTTGGCAATTCGCCCAACAGATTCACAATCTCGCTTTCGCCGCCCACCTCATCCAGCTTGCCCGCCCGCCGCAACTGATCGCACACGCTCACATAATCAGCCGCCTCGCCAAGCACCGTAAGCGCCTCCCACACCCAGCGCCACCGCGTGATATAAAAATCATCGGCCCGCACCACATCGCACACATTCACCCACGCGCTGGCATCCACCATCAGGCTTGCCACCAGCGCCCGCTCTGCCTCGTTGCTATATAACTCGGCTGCCATTTACGCCACCCCTAACCCACTCAACACCTGATCAATCTCTTGCTTGCTGCTAAAGATCTCCGTGCTGTTTACCGTAAACACTTTTAACTTGTGATCTTCCATTCGCCAATCCACCACCTGATTGGTAAATAGCGCCCGATTGCCAACCAACAACACCCCTTCCACATCGCGGATCAGATCCCACAATTCCGCGCCGCCTTCATCCGCCCCGAAATATCGCGGTGAATTCGCCTGACCTGCGCTCATGTATAACGTTGTTTTGCTAATACCTGCATCGTGCTTCGCTGAGCACGCCCATGCGAGGTTCACACCCCGCATACTCTTTTCATCATGAAATACCATTTTGATAATCTCCCTAACTATCCACTATCACTATCCACTATCCACTCACTTCACCAACTGCACAAACTCATTCGTCTGCACCGTCAGCCCTAGCACCATCGTCCGAGGGAACCCCAGCCCCAGCGTGCATTTCGCCTCGATCTTGCGCGTATCGCTCACATGCGATTGCGTCAGCATCTTCACCGTGCCATCGCCAAACACCGCACAGTAGCCGACTAAATCCACTAGCCTCCCCAACTCACGCCAAAACGCTTGCGGGAAATCAGGCCGATAGCAACTGACTGGCACTTCCTTGCCCTTGCTATTCATCACTACTCCTTTACTGCGATGTTCGCCGCACGTGATAATCACGTTCTTGCCTTGCGCCTTTAACAACATAATCTTATGTAGCGCCCCACCCGCAATCCCATAGACTTGCGTATAGGGGCTAAACAAATTGCCGCCCTCGCGTATCGCGTCAGCCATTCGCAGCGAAATTGCGTCAGCCATCATTAAATCAATGTCGTCAACGATGACTGTATCGTAAGTCGGCAATGTGTCTTTGCCGCCCACCAAATGGGCAAACTGCACCACATCCCCCACCGAATCCAAGTTATAGACTGGCAACTTATCCGCAATACGTGTTAAGCCTCCGCGTAACGAATATTGCCCCACAATCGGCCTAGCCATCAGTGATGCCGTTGTGCTCTTTAGCGTTCCCAGTGCCCCATAAAGCACTGTAACCAATCCCGTTTTCGTTTGTCCCGTCACCCGTTGTAATGTCATTTTGCGCCTCCGTTTTTCCCAATTGACTTTCCAAAAACTTTAGAATAGAATCTGTTAATAAACTGCTGCCCTCACCCCGTAACACTCTAATGATGGTGTTTTGATGAACATTAACGCACTGCGCCAATTCCTTTTGCGACATCTCCAACCGCATCAAATACACAGCAATCACTTCATGTGGGGTAAGTTTTAATTCCATTAACATTGTTACTTATTAACAATGTTAATTATACACACAAAAAAAACGCTTGTAGTGTAAAATTAACAAAGAAAACAAAAACATAAGCGGCATGAGTGCATCTCAAAATAATTATAAATACCTACTTAATTTGATTGAAACAAAAATAAGAAAGGATGGCAAAAATCAAAAGGAGGTTTCTTTAGCAATGGGCATTACCCCTGCTGCGCTTTCATTAATCCTTAACAACGAACGCGCAATTGGGGCAGAAACCGCCGTTCGCATTGCTCGCTATCTTGATTTACCTCTTGCTGAAGTATTGCATCTAGCAAACTTGGATGAATTTTTACAGCTTATTACAGGGATTGTAAGCGTCAATGAAAAACCATCTCAATACAAACCTAAAACGATAAGCAGTGAAGATAAATATTTAACTCAAATCATAGACCAACTATCTGATTTAACTACTAACCAATTAAAAATAATTTCCGACTTGGCCCACACTTTCCGCGAATCCAACACACCCGCGCCCATCAGCGATACTGACACACCCGCCACCTACCCAACCAAGCGAGGTAAAAAACAATAATGAAACTTTCAGATTATCCACCTGAAATAGTAGAGATTGTAAAACGTGCTTTAAACACTCCTATCACAGAATCAGACCAATTATTATTTGAACTATACAAAGGTTTTTTATTGCACGCCATCAAAAATACTCACCCATTTGATGATCCAAAACTGGAGCTAATCCGATTAAGATTATTTAAATTGTTTCCATCAGTTGAATCTTACAAAACTGCTATTGATATTTGCATGTTGCTTGCTATTGAAGAATTTACAAGCTTGCAAACTGAGGCCATTATTAATAAACGGCTGCAACAAAATTTAAATAAACCACAACCCGCCCAAGAAACAAACTATCCATTAGGAATATTAGTTGTTATTTTTATTACAGGGTTTATTATTTTGCTTTTATTAGCTCCGAGCTTAACGCGAATGCGCTAATCCTTAATCCCCAGCCAAATGGACGAACTCCGCGCCCTACTGCGCAACGCCCTACACGAAAACAACCACACCCAAGCCCAAGCTGCCGACCTCATGGGCACATCCCAGCCCCAACTCACCCGCTTTCTAAACGGGCAAATCATCCCATCCGCCGAACTCACCATACGCCTAGCCCACTACCTGCGCATTCCCTACACCAACGCCCTACACATGGCAGGCCACGCCGAATTTCTGGCCCTGCTCAACCCTCAGCCATCCATCAGCCCAGCCGCCCAACAATTTGCCGCCCTCAGCGCCAACGCCCCGCCTCACCTCATCACCCTCGCCTTGCGCGTCGCCGCCCTCATCCTCTCCGAAAAATAAAAAACGCGGGCAATTCAACCCGCGCTTTTTACGCTTAACTCTTAACTCTTAACTCCCAACTCTCAACATCAACAAACTCAGCCACCACCCGCCGCCCTACCTCATGCGTAATCTTTACCCGCCCCGTTGCCGCCAACACCCGCAACCCATCCGCATACACCGATAACGCCCGAGAATCATAATTCCCATCTGGCGTTCCGCACGCCTCATACAACACATCACTTAGCAAATCCAACAAAGCATTAATCTTTTCGCCCACCGTCTCACCCTCAACCCCCGCCAACATATTCTTATACGTCAACTCCCACGCATCCCGCCGCGTCAACATTGGCTGCATCACTGATAAGTATTTATCAGCCTCAATTAAATCGCTAGCCTGCTCATCCTCACTCAACAAATTGTATGGCGTGCGAATCTGCTTTTGCCATCGTGCCACTCGCCCTGCGGGTATCACCACACAACCATCATCACGCATCACGCTGACATTAAATAAAAACGTCATCCACCCAGCCCACGATTCATGCGCAATATCTGCAAACTGCGTGCGCACTCCATTTAACTCATCTGGTATATATTTCATAATCTTTTCCCAAGCTCATAGCTCATAGCTCATGGCTCATAGCTTACTTAAAACTCAAACGACTCCAACAGACCCGCCAACTCTCGCACTTTTGCCAATGTCGGATCACTATTATTAAACTCCTGCCACCGCGCATTCAGCACCGCCAACAACCGATTACGCGCCAACAATGCCACCTCCCCCGCCGTCGGCGCTTCTGCCTTGTAAAACGTATACACCGGTGTTTGCTCCACCTTCTGATAATCATCTGCATCAAACACCACCGTTAGCCCCGTGCCTATCCCCGTCACCACATACGTATTATCATTTACCGACGTCACCGTCCCCAAACTTCGCGCATGGCTAAACAACTCCACCAGCGCCACATCATCATTAATTTCAAACATAATAACACCAACCTCACCAAGCGCCACTTAGCACTTAGCACTTAGCACTTAGCACTCTCAACTATCCACTCTCATTTACCCACTCCCCCCGCTGCACCACATCCACTACCCATGCAGGATCCGCCAATAGATCAGCTTCACCTACCCGCACCGCATCGGTAATCACATTGCCATTCACCTCAAACCCAATCAGCCCCATCACCTTGCCATAATCATGGCCTTTGTCGTCCTCGTGCCAATGTTTACCATCCACATAAATACCCGTTGCCGTGCCATCACCGTTGTAAATAATGTGATCGAGCCGCGTAAAGCCTAGCTCAACCTGCGCCCCATATTCCAGCCCACGCCGCATCAGCTCACCCTCCATCACCTGTTCAATGTTGGTCGTGCTGCCGATTGTGCCATTGCCCTGCCCCGCGCCCAAACGCCGCAACATCTCCACATGCACATCATCTACTGCTTTAGGGTCGCCCGCTGGCTTGGCTGGCTTCTTACTCATAGCCCTGTTTCCACCTCAATTAGGCTCATCGTCATCACCCGATAAGGCGGGATTACCCCCATCCCCTCCACCTTTTGCTCAGTGAATTGGGCCTCTGCCAAATTGATGCACTCTACAATCCGCGTCTGCCCATCGGGTGTAATCAACCAAAAGTTATCCCGCGCCACCCATTGTTTCAGCTCAGCGTCTAGCGCCTCCGCCGTCTCAGGTTGCATCAGCCCATTGTCCCGGTCTTTCAACCCATCCTGAATAAACACATGCACCGTAAACCGCTCTTTACGTAGCAACTCATACCCCATTAGCGCACTTACCCGCGTTACCTCTGGCGTATATCGGCTGTCGGCTGTGCTTAGTTTTAAGCGTATCTGAAATTCATACCCCTGTGGCCTCGCTGGCCTCAGCACCGCGCCCGCGCTCACGTTTTGGCTCGTCGCCCGCATCAGCGTAATCACATTACCAACTATCGCGCCCACCTGCGCCACCTCATTACCAACCCGCACAAAGCGCCCAACGGCCAAGCCCGTCACATTATCCAGCGTTAATTGCAAACTACCCCCGCTTGTCACCGTCCAAGGCCCGCCCGTGCCCGCGTGCGTTCTAAATAAATGCATCCCGCTATCATGCCGCTCACGGCTCAGCGCCACCCACGCCCCATCATCCACGCTCAATTCAGCCTGCACCGCATCAGGCTGCGCCACATCCCACGCCTCATGCCGCACTACCAACCCACGCACCCGCTTGCGCACCCGCGCAAACTTGCCGCCCCAACGGCTATGCACCACCTCGCTGTTGGCATTAAACCCACGATAAAACGTAGCCCCGGGTATCATGTCGCTTACCCACGCCTTGCCGCTTTCATTGCGGCCAACATACATGTAATACGTTTGATTGCCAATCGCCCACCATAGCCTAGGTTGTGCGTTCAATATGCTATTCGTGCCGCCGCCAACCCGCCCGCTGCGTGTGTCAAATCCCAACGTATTCACTTTGTCAATGGTGTTATTCGCCAACCACAAACAATGCCATATGCCGTCTTGGCTCATCGCAAATATCCCGCTACGCCGCCCGCCCTCACCCGTTGCCACATACAGCGCATCTGTCCCCGCCTCTAGCCACACCACCCGCCGCGCCACATCGGATGGCAAACCTTCCTCACGATCTAACCCCACATGTATTAGCGTGCTACTCTGCCCATCCCACGCCTGCAACGTATCGCCCAGCGCCACATACGCCTTGCCACGCCACACCGCGCACACACTGCCCGCGCTATCATCGGCCCACTCACGCCAATCCAACACCTGATTGCCCGCGCCGCTGCCCTTCCATATCCCTTGGTTGCACAAAATGTAGCTCACGCCGCCCAGCGAAACAAACCCGTTTACGCTAATGGTGTTGTCACCGCTCACTAAATCGGCTGGTGCTGCTGGCGCTGTGCCAATTGCAAACTGTTGCGCATACCCTTGCGCCAACGTGCTGCGCCCCATCACCGTTAGCCGCTGCGCCGCCTGACCTGGCACACTGTTCAATACCCCCGTGCTAGGGTTAAAATCAGCAATGCCGTTGCTGCCCGCCACCAATAATTTATAGCTGCCGCTCTGCAACAATAGCGCCATATCCGTAGCCGCCACCGTATTTACATCTGCCGCCGACACCACCCAACGTGGGATCACCTCACCCACCCCCGCGCTAACGCTCACCGCGTTCTCATCAAACACACTCGCCCATAACTTGCCGCCTGCAATCACATACATACGTTGCAAATACGTTACCCACCGCGCCCGCACCGTCTCTGCCGCGCCAATTGTCACCGGTGTAGATGGATTTGTAATTGCATCCCGTAGCTCATACGGGCCATACACTTTAGGCGTAAGCGTCACCCGCGCCCCATACCGCGTATCTGCCATGCCTCCCCAATATTTATTATTGGGTATCGTCGCATTGCGCTGCAACAGGCCGCCGCTCCAATCACGCTGGCTCAAACTCACCTCACTCCCCAGCGTGCTATCTTGCTGATCGCCTTCCCCCATCCCGCCTGCAATCGGGCTGGCCTTTGTGCGCGTAAAGCCCAGCTTACCGCGCTCACGCACCAACCGCACCGGTAGCCACGCCACCGTTAAACTATTCAGGTTACTGATATCAGGCGCTACGCCGTTTGTGTTTTCCACCAGCACCGCGTCGTATCGGCTGTCAATGTTCATTAAAGCCTTACCTCACACGGCACATACACCGCCTGCAAGTGCCCTTGCCCGCATTGCCCACTGGCATTCGCGCCCCAGCTATACACACGCCCACTCGCACCCAACGCAAAAAATGCAGTAACGCCGCTTGCTGTTTCGTGTGTGCTGCATCCAATATCTGTAATCGCTTCAGGCATTGGCACTTTTGCAAACGATGTGGCGTTTGTCGCGCTGCCATCGCCCTGCTGGCCGCTAGCGTTATAACCCGTAACATACACCTCACCCGTATTATTTGCACCCGTGTTTGCCAACAAAATACACGCCGCTGACCCATTGGTAATGCCGCCCAAAATCGCCTTAGTAACATACCCTTGAAACGCCCCGCTTGGCTGTATAAATACATTGCTGTTGCTTGTGCTGCCGTTGCCTAATTGCCCGCTGCCCCCTAGCCCAGCCAACCACACTATACCCGTGCTGGCAATATAGCCCGCCGTCATTGCCACCGCCACATTTTTTACCAAACTGCTTACGTTAGTATGATTTAAACTCGTGCTTACAAACGTGCTACTACTGGTTGTGCTAGCGTTACCTATCGCCCCGTTTACGTTATAGCCTGCGCTTTGCAACGCGCCCGCTGTGGTGATAATCTGCGTCAGCCCGTAATAAGTGGCTGTTCCATCCCACACCCCGCACGCCTGCACCGCCGTTGCACTCTTGCCGCTCACGTTCACCAGTTGGCTGCGGTTTGTGGTATCGCCTAGGCCTAATTGCCCCTGCCCGTTATAGCCACACGTATGCACGCGGTTATCCGCCATGCGTATAACCACGTGGGCAAAAGGCGCATTTGCTGCGCTGATCTCTACAATGCTTGTGCTTGTGCCCGCTGGCACTAGCATCTGTGTTGGCGTTCCTGTATCCGTTGTATTGTTAATGCCAAGCTGGCCGTAAAAATTGTAACCCCAACTAAACGCCGTGCCATCTGTGCAGCGTGCATACATACTCTGGCTCGTGGTGTCGCCGCCCGCCATCGTTACATCAGCAATGATCTTGCCTGCAATTGTCACCTTGTGCCCATATCGGTATCGCTTCGCCGTGTTCGTGGTATCGCCTAACCCTAGCTGCCCCTTGGTATTATCGCCCCACACCCACACTTCACCCGTGCTAGTCAGCGCTGCCACGTTATAGCGCGTTGCAATTACCTTGATCCACGTTCCCGTTTTCGTGCCATTAATTTTCAGCACCATCGGTATGCCCGTCGCCGCTTCGGCTTGGCTTAGTGTGCCGTTGGCCGCCGCACCCCATACAATAATCTGATCATCCATACTGATGATCGCCTGCCCCACACAACTTACCCCTTGCGCCATCAGATATTTACATCGCCGTTGTTGCGCCGCCGCCAACGCCGCATCCACCTGCGCCTTTGTGTAATACGCCGTATCATGATTATGCACCAACGCCGCCTTCTCTGCCAACACCGCATCCATCTGCGCTTTGGTGTAATACACCGTATCATGATTATGTGTGCTAGGTGGCCGTGTATCCCCGGGTTCATCCGTGCCAATCAACGCCCGCGCTTGCCCACCATCTGCCGCATTCATCAACTCCGCCCCAAGCGAACTCACTCCTTCAATCTCGCTTAGCGGTTTTAACACTGGCGGTGTCGTTTGGTTAAATGTAACTGTGCTGCTATTTATCGCCATCAATAAAAAAAGGTTAACGATTAACCCCTAACCATTAACCATTAACCATTTGCTTAAACATGAGACGGCATTGGCCTGCGCCGAATCTGCCCCGTGTATTGGCTTGGCTTACGAGTTGTCCGTATCGCCTCCCTGCTCGTTTTGTATTGCTGCGCCATATCGCCCAGCACCCGCGCCGCCTCAGCCGTTGGACTCATCAGCTTATCCGCATTCAGCAATTCATACAATGTGCCATTCACCACAAACCCGACCGCATCGCGGTCGTCATTGTCGCCAAACTGCACATAATCATTAGGCTCATTAGGGATGGTAATCAACGATTGATATTGAATCATCAGCGGCCCAGCCACCGCCTCACGTAGCTGTAGCTTACGCGCCCCGTCCACATTGATCACATCATAGAACGGATATTCACGCCATGCCACCTGCCCAAGATTCGCCGTGTTGATCACTGGCCCCACCGCTTTCACCTGCACCCGCACCACGTGCAATACATCGCTCGGCAAATCCCAAATGGTATGCATTCCATCCACACTGCCTGCCGTTTCAGTCGCCCGCGTCAGCTTCCAGCTCTCGCCCATCGCATACATTGCCCGCACCACCGCCGCCACCAGCGTATCCCAGCGCCAAGGCGTAATGATAATTGCCGAATTTGCCGCAATCGCCGTGCCATTTGCAGGCCGAAAGGTTAATACACCGGTATTCCTATCCAGCGCCACAATCTCACGATCAACCCCCGCCACTTGCACCCGCATGCCTGCGCCAAAATTGCGCCCAATCAAGCTGCTACATACCAGCGTATTCGTTGTGCCTGCGCCCGTGCTCACGCCATCAAACCAGCATTGTTTCACCTCGCACACCTGCTTTAATATGTCACGCAATGTCATGCCCATAATCAAAAAAAGCAGGGTTTCCCCTGCCCCTCCTACAATTCCACCACGTTAGGGTTCTTGCGCAACGCGGCTTGCTCATCCTCATCCGCTGTTTGATACCGCGGCAAAGACAAAGAATCATTCTGTCGCACCCGCGAGAACTGCACCATACGCACTTCACCATCTTCTAAATGCAAATGCAATAGCACGTTGGCATAGTTTGCATATTCAAACGTTGTTTTTTTAGGCGGTAATTTCACCGTTGCTTTTACTTCATCAGCCATATAAATTTTTTAGGGAAGTAGTATTGCTACCACCTCCCTCATTCTCCAACAACTTACGGCAATACAAAATTTGTCACACGGCGCAACGAATCAGGCAGATCACACACAAACGAATACTCACCATAAATCTGCATCAGATCACGCACACCCGCAGTTTGCACAGGCGAAGCAGTGAATTCCAATTCACCCAATGGGAACATATACAAACGTGATGGATCGAGCAAGAAAATATCCGTATCGCGCATGCCGTTCACAGGGAAAATATCCACATCTGCAAAATCAAAATGCACCCGATCAACCACCACCCCAGCCACCGAGTTATCACCTGGGTTCACGTTCTTGGTGAATGTGCTGTCATAAATTTTGCTGATCTTCGTTCGCGTCTTGCCGCTCATCAACGCCAATTTAGGCACAGTCATTTCACCGCCCACCTTCCACATGTTGTAAATCGTATCCGTTAGGTTGTCCGCCGCAAGCGTTGTGCCCCCGTAATCCTCAGCTTGAGCAAATTGATACAGCCCGCCAAACGTAGCTGGGTTGTCATCCGTCCCGTCGCCTTCGTTACGCAAACCATACAGCAATCCCTCTTCGAGAATGCGAAACGCTTCTAACACCGCGTCTTTCTCGCCACGTGTTTTCCACGCATCACGCCCGGTCTTACTGTCACCAGTATCATACCGTGCAATCTGTTGATTCTTCCACGTGCTGGAATAAGGCACACGCACACCCTGATAATAGTTATATTCCTTATCGCCCACAATAAAGTTATCAGTTGTCGTATCGCTTGATTCTCCTTGCGCACGTCCCACCACGCGAATCTTTGCGCCGCTCGTATGGTTCGCCGGACTTGTGCCAAACTTGGCCCCTGCTACCGCAATCGTGCCACCTGCAACACCTGCTGACGTGGTGACAAAACGCTCATTGTCAATCCACAAAATGTAACCCTTACCAAAATACAGCGCATCACTGGCTGGAGTCAGTGTGATCGAAGTGCCACCGCTGGTATAGTTTGCCCCCAGTGTTACCTCAGATGGACGCAATTTCTTGTTATACCATTCGGCCTTCACCGCATTGGGTGTAGTCAAGCTTGGCATCTTGCTTAATGCTGGCGTGCCATCTTTGCCACCAAACAATTTGGTCAAGGTAGGGGTCAAATGCCCCACCACATTTAAACGATCAACCACCGATCTCTGCATCGGTTCGGTGTTTTTATAACTGGTTTCAATACCTGCAACGTTTGCCATGATTAATTATTAATGGTTCACTAGCTGCCTTTAGATTTTATTTTCTTAATCTGATCACGCACATCAGCCCATTCCACATACGCACTATCGCTGCCCGCACGCACTTGAGTTTCTAACGCTTTCGCTCGTGCCTCCAACGCCGCCAACCCTGTGCCGCTGCTCCCCGCCCCGCTGCTCGTGCGCATCACGCCCGCCTTAACCAGCGCCATTTGTGCCGCCGCCTTTTCCACCTTGGGTTGCTGTGCCTGCTGTGTTTTAAGCGTGCCGCTCACCAGCTTTGCCAAGCGTGTCGCCGCCAACCCATACGCATCAGGTGCATACGGATTAATATCTGATAGCACCGCTTTAGCTTTGCCCCACTCAACTCCTAACTCTGCCGCCAACCGTTGGACGGCTTGCGTGTTTTGAACCAACACCGCTTGCGCCTGCGCTTGCTGCTGGCTTTGCGCCTGCGCTTGCACCTCATACGCATCGCGCCGCGCTATCTCTTGTTTCAGCATCGCCACCTGAGTTTCAGGGTCTAGTCCTTCCAAACTCTGTGCAAATTGCTGCCGATACTGTGCCCGATCTGCCTGCAATTGTGCTGCATACTGCGCTTCAATCTGCGCAATCCGCAGCGCCTCGGCCCGATCTCGCTGTGCCTGATATGCTCTAAAATCCTCACGCGCATCCAGTGAATCTACTGCTTTGTTGTTCGCGGGTGTTTGCTTTCTCCCCTCACCCGCCCCACTTTCAGGGGTTTCACTGGTAACCTCGCTGGCATCCATAGGCACATCGGCTATCGCTTCGGGCGCTGCGCCTTGGGTGATCTCGGCCCCAACGCTGCCGCCCGCCTCAACTCCGCTGGTTTGTGTATCCATGTCTATTACCTCGTTTTATTCTAACAGAATAAATTATACACACAGAATTGATGCAACAAAAAAAGCGCGGGCGATGTTGCAAATGTTCTCATTTGCAACATCGCCCGCGCCTTATCGTAAGATAAGGGTTCTACTGTAATTAATGAATAATATCCCCGCTATTGTTGGCAGATTTACCAACAATACTATCAACGATATTACCAACAATTCACAGTTGTTTCAATGAGCATACGCTCATACCGTTGGTTTTACGTGCGCGTAGGATCCACTACACCACCACCCTATCGGATTTCAAAAAAAAGTTTCAGGGTATCCCCTGCGGATTGCAACCGGATTGGATTATTTACATGCGCACGATTGATACCATGCGCAAAACCATCACATCATAGTATACACCCGTTATACTTACGCGCAAAACTCTAAGCAAGTTCTAATAGATTCCCCCCTTGACAAAATGTAGCAATTGCAACAAAGAGTTTGACCCCTACACCCGAACAGGTGCGGGGCTAAACTCACAATATGTCCGCTTTGACCAATCCAAATACTGTAGCGAGAAGTGCGCCCGAAGCGCCGAAAATAAACGGCACTACCAACGCACTAAAAAAGCAACTACTACTACATCGGCGGGGAAAACGTCGGGCTAGTCCACCGATACTACACTCTTTCAAGAATCGTTAACCACCAAAAACAAAAGAGCGCCCCACCTGCTTACTAGGTGGGGCGCTTTTGTTGCTCGTTACTTAACTTAAAGTATACCCCATGCCATCACTAGGCTTACGCGCTTTTCGCTTTAGCTTCCTAAAATTTACCTTCTTTGCAAACGGCTTGCCCTTACCCCCGCCACCTCCACCGCCGCCCTTCCCCACAAAACCACCTCCCCCCTTTGGCGTATAGCTCGTCGCCGCTTTAGGTGCATACCCCGTTGCCGTTGACTTCGGTGCGTAGCTTGTTGCTGACTTCGGTGCGTAGCTTGTTGCTGACTTCGGTGCGTAGCTTGTTGCTGACTTCGGTGCGTAGCTTGTTGCTGACTTCGGTGCGTAGCTCGTTGCTGGCTTAGGCGTGTAGCTCGTTGCTGGCTTCGGGGCGTAGCTCGTTGCTGGCTTCGGGGCGTAGCTCGTTGCTGGCTTCGGGGCGTAGCTCGTTGCTGG